AAAATTGGTTATACCGGAGTACCAGTTGGCGGAATTGGCTGAGAAGTCTTTTGACTTTTGCTTTGCGAAAGCACTCACCATTCTCCCCACCGTCATTCCTGTGGGACTTGCTGAACCCTTGAAGGTCAGAGTCATCACAAAGGAACCTGGTTATCTCATGTTTATTCTCAAAACGCTCCAGTCGTGGATGTGGAAAATACTTTCGCACCACAAGGCTTTTCGTCTCCTGAAGGAGCCTGAGGTTACCGACGAGATGCTCAGCATCTTCGAACGGGATCTCGAGGTTCTATCCGGAGATTATTCTGCCGCCACGAATAAGATCAAGAGTTGGGCGTCCAACGCTGTTGCCAGAGCGTTGAGGGGCAACTTTGAGGAGAAGCTCGTCGAAAATGGTTTTTTTACCATGTTCGTAGCGAGCCTGACGGGGCATTTTCTGGACAACAGGATGATCACTGAGGAGTCACTTGGAATGGAGTGGTTGGTTACACCAACCCCCGAATTCAAGCGAAAACTCATGAAGAAACTGGGAGTTGGCACAACTCCTTACCCTTGCTTGCGCGAGGGCCTCTTGCCTCAGACAAATGGTCAGCTCATGGGAAGCGTGACTTCCTTCCCCGTTCTTTGCATCATCAATGCCGCGATTTGTCGCATGTGCATTGAGGCGGATCGTGTTGATCCGAATGACAAAGACGGTTGGTTGGGAGGGACTCCTGTGAGACTGACACTTGGTCAGTGTAACATGCTCATCAATGGTGATGATTGTGTGTTCCAGGTCGGAAAGAGAGGGTATGATTGCTGGATCAACGGCTGCGCCGTTGTGGGATTGATTCCCAGTGTTGGAAAATTCTATTACTGTAAGAATTACCTTAACATAAACAGCACCTCCTTTTTCCGTGGAAAGCAGAGAAAGGTTGAGGTTTGGAAGGACATTACTTCGGTTTGTCCGACCTTTAAAGTCGTTGACTCCTCTTGGTATCTCTGTAAGTACGTGAACTGGGGTTTGTTGCTTGGTCTGAAGCGTTCCGAAGAACAGAAACCTGGCTCGAAGAATTCTCAAAAGAAATCTCGAGTTCGAGGTACTGTTTCTAAGGTCGTTCAGGCCGTAGTGCATCCCCAGCGTGATGAAGCTGTTTCCCATAGCAAAGGCCTGGGTGCCGTGTCTTGGGAACTCATCGAGTTCACACCTGAACACTTGCGTCGAGCTGTTCACGAAAAGTTTTTGGATCTCCGGATTCGAAATGACTTTAAAGATTCCATCATTCCGTGGTTTGTACCGGAATGTTATGGAGGTCTTGGTCTCTACCCTTATTTTGGGGGCATGACTGACCTTGATCGTCTTCACTGTCGTTTGATTCAGGATGAGCCGAAGCTCAAGTCCCGTGTCAGGGCAATCTCAGGGTATGCTCTTTTCCCGGTGTGGAGAGGGGTTCAGAGTTGGGTGACTGAGAATTTCAAGGATGATTTGCCTGATCTGACAGTGCGTGAGGGGGATCCTTCTTTCCTGACTCTCCAAAGCGTGGAGTCGGAGGGGAAGGGGGTCTTTCTGAGCAATGCTGTGTTTTTCGTGCAGCCTGAGTCGGTTTGTGTATCGACTGAGGCTCACGAGAAATATGTCATTGATACGTATTGTCAGAATCGACGTGTCTGGAGAGACACAAGGCGCCGTCATAAACTTCCATCTCTTGCTGAGATTGGGGATTTTGATCCTTGGAAGTCCGAGTTACCTGCCATGGCCTGGTCGTTGGGCCGTGGTGAGACTCGTGTG